AGAATTCTTTAGAGTGACGTCGCAATAAGCATTTACGTATACTTCTGCAGCACCATTTGCATCTAGTGTAATGATATTGCTAGCAGGCTGAGCGGTCATCTCGAAGTCTGTGTGCATTACAGATAGAGCGCTAGAAGCGGTTCCGCGAAGAACGAATGTAGCAGTTCCGTTTGCTGCCCCATTGACTCCGGATGCTAAGAATTGTACAAGAGTAGACATTAACGGTTATATCCTGACCAGGGAGAACAGTGAGTAAAAATCACATCAGGGGGTTCATTGGCGCTATCCTGAGCTTTCATTAATTCCTTAGCTTCATCTCTATCAGCCTTTACAGCTAAACGTTCTTCTAAAGGCAATTTGCTATCTGACATAAATTCATATGCCAAAGCATTGACCATCCAACTATCCCAGTGCCGCTGTAGGTCTGGATTGTCAGAACCGGTAGAGTTGGAGCCTGGAATCCTCTGGACTTGGAATCGAATCTTGCTATCCTCGGATGGGATTGGCCATAGATACAGAGTCAGGCTTCCGCCATTTCGGTGTAGATAATACAGAGTCGGAATGCCTTCTGCAACTTTGCTAGAAAGCGAATTCCACCGATGTCTTGTTATTGGTTGGACTTGCGTTTCACCAGTTGTTTCAACTTCTTCAGGATCGTTTGACTCAGGAATGTGAGAACCGTAGTCAACAAAGTTGAGGATATTTTCGTCAGTATCGATGGCATATGATGGTGTTCCGGATGTTAAATCTAGGACGAAGAAATTAGTAAAATGTTCTGAAATTGTTTCAGCTGGAAGTTGATTAATGAGACGATTGAGAGTAAGACGTCCATGTTCAGCCTTTGCGTTCCAAGAAGAATCTGCACCAATACCAAAATCAATAGGAATCAATCCAGCTCGGCGGTATGCCTGCAGGATGATTTCATCAATGGTTGATAACGTAGAAGCGTCTGTAGCTACAGTCATGCGAGGTACCGAAGTATATCATCCGCAGTGGTTCTTTGTATAGATGGTAAATCACGAGTATCCTGACGACCACCATCTGTATCTGCTGGAGTCTTCATGACTTTAGCAGCATGTTCAGCGTTCATACGAGATAGCTGAACTTCATCACGACCCTTAGCACAATCCATTTTACAAGCGAGTAAACCGTTCTCTTTACGAGTTAAAGCACTACGATAAAACTTTGCCCCACAGTAGTCACATAAAGCAGAATGATCCCCTCTAGGATAATTTCTACCGAGACGACGCGGCATTGTGAGTTTGCTCATTTTAACCTCTGAAACAAAAACAGGCCCGACCGAAGGAGTCACGGTCGAGCCTGTAAGTGTTAAGCGGCTCTTACCGCTATTTATTATTCCAAGTTGGTTAGAACTGGAGTTAGGACGCCACCTAGAGAATCCTCGTCAGAGCCGTAGTTTCGAAGCATACGGATGCTAGAGGTCGCTACACCGGTCAGTGAGATTGAACCAGTTAGCACAGTGATATCGGTAGTGAACAAGAATCCGTTATCGTGGATGCTTCCAACTAGTGCAGTGTCTGCACACAAAATACCTACCGGAGCAGTACCGGAAACGTTATGGAATATGTTGTTTGCGATACGGAAACCAGTTGCAGTACCAGACAAGTTAACCAGACCGCTTGATGCACAACTTGCATATAAGTAGTTGTTCAAGAGAGCGAAGTTGTTAACACCAGTTCCGCTAACTAGAATCACGTTAGTAGTTACTGCGGTACTTGTAGAAATAAATTCACAGTTTTGAACCAAGCAGTTAGTTGCACCAGTAAGAATCGACAAAGGAACATCGCAATCAAGAGCAGTATCGCTACCACAGTTAAAGAAACACTCGTCAATCGTAACGTTTGCGCCGCTTACTAGGATTGGTGCATCGATGCTATCGGCTCCGTCTAGATTGAATCGCAAACCTTTAACAAGCACGTTGGCATCATTTAGAGCCCAGCTGGATGTGGTTGTAGTACCTGCGAATGTGAAGGCCGGCATCAGACCAGAACGGTATGGAGCACAACCTATAATCTGAGTTCCTGCAACCAGGTTATCAAGCATCGTAGTCGTTGATACTGTCTCAGTATGACCTGGAAGAACAGCTACAACGTCACCTTTACCAGCTCGGCATCGAGCCAAACCAGCAGCTAGAGTACTCACAAGAAGTGAACTAGAAGAGTATGCATCCGAAGATTCAGACTGAGGACCTACGTATGCAGCAACTCGTGAACCAGGTGGAAGCCAAGTACCAAATGCGGTTCGCTGACCGACTGAATCGTTACCTACTAGAGGCAGAAAATGATTTAGAGGCATGATTAATATTTCCCTTTAGACTTCGACTTCTTTTTCTTTTTAGACGCCATGGTTAGTTAACACCAGCGTCTAGCTGTTGGGGGTTAACCTGAACCGGAACAGGGAGGTTCCCTTTACAGAGAGACAGTGGGTCTACCTGAAATAGGTAGGCTACGATTGGAGCTAGTACAGCGAATACGCCTAGAACTAGGTTTTTATACTTTGCCATTATTAATCAGTTCTAACACGTCTTCTAGATGAAGACATTCTTTTAGATTTGGCATAGGATTCGTTGGAGAAATTGGCGCAATTTTTCCATTGCAATAATCGTTACCAGCGGTAGCATCGTATAGAATACCAATTACTGGTGAACCGTGAACTGGTAATAGAACAACCTTGTCACCATTCTTAGCTTCTCTTCCATTCTTATAGTGCATATATACCTTATGCGTTCACGAACAGAGCGCAACGTGGGTCAGAGAAGCCAGTGTCCCAACGCGCAGACAATGAATAGTTCATCAGTTCTTGATTGTACTCAATCCAGGTTTTGCTGGACCACTTCTTACGGTCACGCATCTGGAAACCGTTGTCTGCATCAGTCTGTAGACACCAGTTGGTGGTAGTATTCGTCCAGTACTTGAGCTGAACACGCTTGATGTCGTTATCGTATTTCTTGATAACGTTTACAGCTGAGAAGTTACCCATCTCAGGGTCCATCTGACTGTTTAGGAGCTGGGTCCAAACACCGCGCTGTTGTACTGGGTGAAGTACTGCTACAGCCTTGTATCCTTCGATGAGACCATCATGGTCAACCATCTGGTCTAGCTGAGCAATTGCACTATTCCAGCCAGCGGTTGAAGGAGCAACGGGAGTAGCGAGAAGATTGCTAAAAGTGCCTCCAGCAGCCAGTGGGTGAGAAGCAGAACCGAGAGCCACACCATCAGGGCCAGGAAAGCTAGCGTTAACAGCACGCACAAGCACGTTCGTAGCATCGATATCCTTGGTTTTAAAACCAGCTCTCTTTAGACGCTTTACTGCAGCAATAACCTTTGGATACTTGCTATCATCCATCGCCTCTTCGGTTACTATGTACCGAGCAGTAAACTTACGAGCAGCGTAGCGCTTTGTATAACCTTCAGTGAGGGAGATTGCTGGAATCTCAGTACCTTCAGGAGTTTCAGCCAAAAGACCACCACCCGCATATTCTTGGTCGTCTTCGAAGTTATCACTCATTGGACGATTCTTCATCCACTTAGGATAATCCAGGTTTGCTTCTACACCGTCGTATTGGTCAGTGATAATCTCCTCAAGGGTTTCCTTGAGGTTTAGAGCCACTGTGCTAGTAAAGATAGTACTCATGTTATTTCTCTTAGTTTACTGGATTATACGCCGGGGTCAGTTACGAACGGTGCTTCACCAGACTCGTTCACACACACCAGCATCTTCACCTTGTTACCACTAAAGTCTTGGTTCATACGGGTCTTGGATACTCCAAGAACTCGGAAGTCTGCAGTATCATCAGTGATACCAGTAAAGTTTAGACCAGGACCAGCCTTTGGATTGTTTGCATCTGAAGTGTCTAGTACATACACTAGGTCCATGCAGCGGTTCTGCATTGCTAGATATTCGGTTAGAGTATCACAAGATGAAGTGTTGTTTATAATGTCAACTTCCCAGATATTTCGACCGAAAGGAATAACAAGTGCTTTACTTGCAGTCTCTTCAGTAGTATATGCTGTAGCATTTGGAAGATAACGGTAAGGCTGAGCCTTAGTTCCAATCTTTACGTTAGAAAACGCAACAACTACACCGTATAGGATCGAAGGAGAACCGGCAGCGCCAGCAAGTTCGATAAAGCCAGTGCCTGGAGCACCAACGTTAAATTGAACTGGGTCTCCGATGTTGACGTTTACTTCAGTGCCGCTGACATCAGGAGCATATCCTGATGCAAATCGACACTCAATAGGCTTTGGATAGCAAGAGCCATCCAATGAACCTTTCCATCGAAAACCGTATTGCGCTGTGTTATTTGCCATGATTTACCTAAAATTACCGTTTTCTAAATCCTCTTCAGGACTATTAATATCGTACTTCTCTACAAGTCCAGGAAAGCGTTCATTCTGAGCTGGATTCTTCTGGATTTGCTTCATCAACTTATCGAAGTATTCTTGCCCAGTATTTCCAGTTGGACCTTTTTGGAAGATTTCGTCTGCTCTCTGTTTAGAGCAAGACATCAAAACACATTCCATCCAGAGTAGCGGAGAACCTTCTTTAACGTCAGTCCCCATTATGATTGATGGACCACCTTTTATTCTATTCTCAATCTCGTAACCTTGGGCCTTGTAGTGTGTGATACCAAAAGGATGGTTGTTACTCGTTGGAACTAGAACGTACTTCTTTTTTGGGTCAGGATTCTCTAGTTGTCCTGAGTGAGCAGCTTGATGAGCTGGTCGAGTACGCGGTGTATACTTAGTCTGACTGAACTCCAGAGACTGGATGTTCTTTGGATTTTTACGTTGCACTAGTTAATGCTCCTTAATTATATGTGCGAAAATTCTTGACGTCAAACCGTTCCGCGCTTAGCAGCTTCTCTTTTGGCACGGAGTCCAGGGCCGGATGCCCATTTCTTATAAACTTTCTTCTCATAGTCTTTATCGTGAGAAGGAAAGGCATCTCCATATAGAGCCATTGCCATAGACTTTTCGGCTTTACTCATGTGAACTCGGTTGTCAGTAGTCTGACGACCACCTCCGCCACCAACTCCAGACATTTGAGCCTTATCATGTTCCGTAGGTTTCATATAGTTTTGTCCACCAAGTTTAAACTGAATTCTTGCAGCATTCATTGCTTTATCAAGCAATCCAGGGCCATCCTGTGATGGATTCATTGCTACTAGTTTCTGATATTCCCCCCTAGCATACTGAGAGGCTTGTCCATGAGATAGTACATCATTGTACTGCTGACGAACCATCTGAGCCTGGTTCATCTCAACTAACTGAGGAAGCGCATTGCGAATAGCTCGGTTAGAAGCTATCTGAGCACGTTCTGACTGAATCTTACGAGCCTTATTCTCATAGTCGGACTGTAGATTTGGGTCACGAAGTTTACCGGCTATACGGTCAGCCTCCCAACTAATTCCTAAAGCTTTCTCTCGCTCATTTAGATTGTTCTCATCAGACTCAAATGGGTCATCCATCTGAACTAGTTGACGCTGATTGCCGAAATGTTGCTGCTGATTTGACTGAATAGAAGAACGTAGATTTGCTAGTTCCTCTTCAGCTCGACGAAGACGGTCATCTTTATCACTCGGTTCATCTTTCTTTGAAGAGGAACCTAGTTCAATAATCGTGTCGCCAGCGTCGTCGTCTATAAACGAGACATTGTCATCAACTTCATTTTCTTTATCAGTAGGCATTATTCGGATCTTTCATAAGTCATGGAAAATATATCACCATTACATGGGTATATTTCTCCTTTAATACCAGTAATAAGCATATCACCTCTGTTAAAACGCATAGTTCCTTCTAGCGTTGGAACCAAATAACAATCATCGTTTTCATGAGTAATAGGATGTCCATTGTATGAGAATGACCATGGAACACCATTCACCAAATTGGCTCCAATGGACTTACCATGTTCAATTAATTCATTAAATGTAATCGCTTCAATTACTACTGGCTTCTTGCGAAACTTCACTTACATGCTCCTATCGTAGTATGCTGGAACTTTTGGTCCAGTTGTACCATTATCGTCAACAACACGGAAATCATAATTACTGTCTTTACCAGTATTTAAAATACTTACTTTTCTATTATGAATCTTGGATGCAAGATCTTCAGAGGAAACAATGTCGCCATCACGAACAACCATAACAGTCAATTCATGTCCATTAATCTCTTCAATTGGCTGGACGAATGGAGACATCTTCTTGAATCGAATGATATGTCCAAGTTCAATGCCAGTTGAATATAGTGCGTCCATTGCCTGTAGACCAGCTGAGACAAGAACGCCCCTAGGGGCTGTCATACGTTTCGCGGCAATTGTCTGGTCTGGCATAATTATGTTTCCACCAGGAACGAATGTGTCTCCACCAACTATAGCTATTTGCCATATG